AGGATGGATGTGTCGCGGATTCAAGATACAAGTACCGCGAGTGGTGGTTTGACTCACCCACGGTGTGGGTTTTCTGCAACACTTTGCCAATGATCAACGCCCTGTCACATGACCGCTGGAAGGTCTGGTACATTGGCGGAGAAGACAAACTACAAGAGTTCGACTTCAAACAGCACTCGGACGTTCAAGAATACAAAAGGAAGCGCAAAAATGAAAAGAGCGGGGAAGCCGGAGCCCCCCCCTAGCGGCGGCTTCGCCTGGAAAAACATACGCTAGGGGGGGGCTTGTTCCTATAGACTTTAAGTTCTTGGAACAATTGGAACAACTGAAAGTATGAACATATGTTTAAGTTTAAAAAGTTTTAAAGTTAAGCATGTTAGGACCTGCACAAGTGTCACCACGGATCGGTGAGTCCCAAATCGAAAAGAAAAAACAGAATGATTTGTGTTTGCACACATGGGGGCCTAGCGGCCCCCACCCTGCGGGAATCTAATTCCTGTCTTTTTCTTTTGCTCTTTGGGAGTTTCCGGTCCTGCTCACTCGTGGACCCCAACGAGATGAGCAACGCTCGGGTTAGGGTTAGGGTTAGGGTTAGGGTTAGGGTTAGGGTTACCAGCTTAGGAATCAGTGTAGGAGAGACGCTGCCAACTATTCACATTCATAGTAGACAGACCACTCTCAGTGTTGAGATACGTGTTGGTATAACCAGTAGGAACAGCAATATGAAACAAAAACCAATACTTCATATTGCTAGGGGAGCTGGCAGTGTCAAATTTAATGACCTTGCCAACAATCTTTTTCATATTCATCTTCAAAAACAATTCATTCTTCACACCTCTGTGAAGAGACCACTTTTCCCACGTGTTAACTGTCTTGTCAGTACCGGCGATACCGGGTTGCATATAATGCTGCTTGTCGTAGGCTACTGCCCATTGGGATGTATTGATAGGCAACTCCATGCAGGCATAGGTATTAGCAGGTGCTACATTAGCTTGGGAAGCTGTATTATCATATTTCAGTAAAGTGGAAATCTGAGTATAAGTAGGGGAAGTTGTGAGTGTAGGATCAACATTTTTCATACGGGCTATGATGACGCGGACACGCATGGGCTGGCTATATCCGGTCATACCGAACTGATTAGCGTTGGACTGGAATGACAATCTAAAATACTGATTCCAGCGAACGACATTGATCTTACTGCCGACACGGTCAGACGCGATAGTACCGTTACCAACTGAACGGACAATATCTCCTAGGCAGTAAAATGTGGGGGGGATAGAAGAAGTAGATTGACCCGAGGTGCAATTCTGAACTTCATGAGCGTCGGAAACGTCAAATGGAGCATGCTTTACTTCTGCTTTAGCTTTAAGTTTGCTAACGTCTTTAGCAATTTTCTTAATAGCAAAATTTTGCTTCTTGTCAACTGGCTTTCTAGTGTATGGAAGCTTAGTCGACGTTCGAGTTCGCTTAGTAAACTTGCGAGTGTACTTGCGGCGGAAGGGGTACTTGCGTTTGAAACCTGGCATTTTCGCCTAAATGTAACAAACCGATGATCAAAAATTTTCTGCGAGTAACAAAAAAGACTTTTTTCTTTTGATACAATTATTTACATATAGGCCCTTTTGCAGGAACCTATAATGGCGAACCCGTGCTACAAGTATTGTTGGCGAACGCACGATGTCGACCTAGAGAAGTGGACCAAATGGTGCCGCCTATGGGGCAAGCAATGGTGCTTCCAAAAAGAACGTGGAGAGGAGACTCATAGAGAACACTTTCAAGGAGTCATCTCTCTGAAAGTGAAGAAACGCAAGGGCGAGATCCTCAAGGACATGCAAGCCAAAGGACTTGCACCCGAGTATCTAGAGGTTATGAGTACCGCGGCGGTCGAGTATGAAGACTTATATGTCACCAAGGAGGAGACCCGCATCGGCGGGCCTTGGAACGACCGTACAGACGCGGAAGAAAACATATACTGGCCACGGCAATATAGAAACAAAGAGCTTTGGCCGTGGCAACAACAAATCGTCGACTCATGTGACGATTTCAACGATAGACATTGCAATGTGCTATACGACCCGCGCGGAGCTAGCGGGAAGAGTACAGTCGCGGCAATCTGCCACCTTAGACGCAAAGGTATAAGGCTCCCGTCGTACAACGACGCCAAGGAATTATCAGCCGCGCTGTGCGATGTTTTAATGGCACGTGAAATAAGAATCCCAGGGGCAATCTTCTTCAACCTAGAGAGGTCCATGGACCAAAAGCATTTGGCAGGCATGTACACGGCCATCGAGTGCATCAAGGATGGATGTGTCGCGGATTCAAGATACAAGTACCGCGAGTGGTGGTTTGACTCACCCACGGTGTGGGTTTTCTGCAACACTTTGCCAATGATCAACGCCCTGTCACATGACCGCTGGAAGGTCTG